GTTACGCCACAAATTTACATAAGTTCCTACATAATTTGCAGGTTCGTTTGTTCGGCTAATTGCGGTTTTATGCACATTTGTATTGCGATAATTCATTATATCGATTGTAAATACTTCAGCGATACTTGTTCCAATAATGCCAAAATAAGCGGCTGTATCGGAATTTCTATTAGATGTTACACTTGAACCATCTCCATAAAAACGAGTCCAAGAATAATTGCTTCCTGAATCGCTGTTATATCTAACACCTACCGCGCTTACACCGCTAGCGTTTCCAGCACAAACAACAATGCGTAAATCTGTATCAGAACCTAAACTTGAAAAAGTGACAGAACTTTGTGCGCTAGTTAATTTTGTAGTTGCTATTGGTTCGTAAGTTGCTGGCATTATGATCCCTTAATTCCATATAAAGCAAATGATGAATATTGGCTTATATTTGAACCGTTAAATGAAAATATTTTAATTGAACTAATAGCAGTCGTAGCCATATATAAACCTGACCATATTTCTATTACACCACTACCGTTATTATCTACTCCGCCTATTGCTCGTTGAACTTTATATTTATTAGTATTTGCATAATCTAAAATATCTATAATTCCGCCACCAAATACATTTGCATTACTTAAAGTTCCTGCAACGGAAATTGACTGCATAAATGATTGGGCTGATGCGTTGCCACCCGCATAAGTTGCAGAACCATTACCGCCTACATAATGATAGTTATATGATGATCCTGTTTCGCCGTTGTATTGCACTTTTAAACCATCTTGATTACTGCTACTAAAAGTAGTTTTGGCTAAAATACGAATTTGTAAATGCGTGTAAGTGCTAGGGATAGAACTAAAAGTTACATCCGCAACACCACCTGCTCCAACGGTTACTGTTGAAATAGACTCATAGGCAGTAAAAGACGGTGCCACCCCTATGCCATAAAGTCCAGCAATAGCATTACCAATCATTAGAGAATAGCACCAACTACATACCATGTGTCTGTTGCAGTCTTAATGCAAGCAGCGGTTTTGTATTGTGCAAGAGTAGGAGATGCGGCTACTGCGCCAGCAGATAGAACTGTGGTTGTGCCTGGAGTAACTGCGCTGATCGTGCAGAGGCCAGCACCTTTGTTTAATACTGTAATGACTGTGCCAACTGGGATTGCAGCTGAGGCATTGGTAGGAATCTTAAGGGCTACTGCTGTGCCTTTGTTCATTGGCACTAAATTCTGGTAACTGTCATTCAAGACTAAGGTATAGTCATCAGTCTTGTCGGCTTCAACGTCAAACGTTACAAGGCCGTTATACATCGCAGCTGAGAGAACGTCTCCGGTGCTTGCTGGAAATCCTGTTGCCATTTATTACCCCTTAATATGTCATTACTGACGTGCCGATTATACCGTATAAAGAACTACCTATGATGAAACTGTCGATGATTGGCTCACTTGTTACGAACGTGGTGTTCCAAGTGCCGGGAGTGATTTCGTGGCTTACTCCCATACATTGCAAAGTCTTGTCTATGACTGTGCCATCTTGCCCTACGTTCTTGACGCGGATGGTGTCAAAGAAATCTAAGGTTAGGGCAGCGGTTGTGCCAGCTGCGTAGTCGGCTGTGTTTAGATCAAGAGTAAGGGCATCAACCCGTAGAGTGGTCTCTGCCCGTGTCGCAGTATAAGCCTGGGCTATATCTAAAGCCTGTGCGTCTGTCTGGACTAATAGGTCTGTGGCTGTGTAAGAGTGTGGGAAATACTTTATTTGGCTGGCTGTGTTATTGGCTACCTGGGCTGTGCCGCCTGCGCGAGTGATAGAAGTCTGGTTAATAATCAGCTTATCATCTAGGGCAGTAACTATGTTGCGGTAGCCGATGCCTGTGCCGTCATTGCTAAAGAATGTTGGGTTAACGCCAGACTTGCTCTGAATAGTTGCGCGGCTTAAGAACTCAGCGTTACCAGATGGTGCGATAAAAAACGCGCCTTGCTCTGAGAACTCCATGTTCTTGATGGCTTGGAGTGATGTGCGAGCTGTGCCCGGGTCGGCCTGAACGGTAGTTGAGCCTGCCTGAATGTTACGCATGGAATTAGGAAAGCCGATTGTGTCCAGAATATCGGTTACACGGCTGCCTGTGGTCTCACCAGCGGTTGCGCCTGTAACGGTGGTTATGTTGGACATGTTAAGCAAACGGAAAGCATCTGCCAGTTGTATATCAACGTATCCTAAATTCTGTTCTTTATCCCAGAAATAGTTATACGCAGTTGTGTAACCTGAGAACAGGAATTCACCATCAGCTGAGATACGCACCTTGCGTAATGGCACTAACTTGCCAAAGTAAGGCGATGATGGGTTAGTTGGATTCCAATCGCCGTTCTGATCTAATACTCTGACTGTGGCTATACCAGCCTGAAATTCCTCTTGCAATAGGTTATAGCCGCGTCTAATGCTTACCTTGTTTACTTGGTTTGATATATCTATTGTGTCAGCTGCGGCATCTGCCAGCGTGTTAAACCCTAAAACACCCTCGCCAATAATAAACGGGTAGCCAAATATGGCACCGGAACTAAAGTCAAAGGTAACTACTAGGGTTGGTGTTGCCACTAAAAGCCGCCAGCCCAGCTAAAGATAGGAGAGTAACTGTTGCTGTTGCCGTTGGCAGCATTGTCAATAACCGCTGTGGTTACGCCTGCAGCTGCGGCCATTGGATCCATAGAGACAACTACGTTTATTCTTTGACCAGTAGTTTTGTTTCTGCTGAAGATATCATCCACGTAACGTTGAGTATCAAGCGAGGCAAAGTCAGGATTATTAGCATCTAGTTCAGCATTTCTAGCATCTATGGCTAGTTGTTCAGCCCCACTAATTAAACTAGGGATAGCAACCTTAGGCGCACCCAACAAAGCAAGTTCATCTCTGAGGTCTCTAACGCCCTTCAGAGCCGCTAAAAGGGCATCTGTAAAGCCGCCTAGTGGATTGGTTGAAGATAACTTCATTGCGGCATACTGGGATGACAATAACTCCTGTGCTAAGTTGCCAGCCTCTTTTGAGTTGCCTAAAAGAATGGCTTGTTGCAGTTTCAGGCGTAGGGTTTCATCTTCAGTTACCTTGCCCATAAGCGCAGCAGTATTCTGGATTAAATCCATATTCATAACCATTGAAGATTTATCTAAAACGGCCTTAGCCTTAGCCAAAGCGGTTTGTTCTTTAACTGCCTTAGTTTGCTTCTGTGTCAGAGCAGCCAATTCCTTTTGACGTTTAGCAGCGTCAGCGTCAGCTTTTTTACGTGCCATAATTATCTTCATGCCAGCAGGAGTTAAATCAGGCATGTTGCCAGACATCGGATCGTATGGTCTGTCTTTAATTGCTAGTTCATTACGCTTTTTACTTAAAGCACCAATAACACCGGAAATCAAACCGATACCGCTATATTTAGCGATTGTGCCAAAGCTGCGTGCTAAGTCTGCGCCGAAGCGAGCCATCGCTTCCATGTTGGCTACTGCTTGGTCAAGACTTCCATTACCAAAAGCATTTATTAAAGCATCGGTTATGCCTCGACCGATTTCCTCTTTGACGTTGCCAGCGGCAATAGTCAGGGCGTTTAACTTAAAGGCATAAGTATCAGCAGCTAGAGCAGCCTGGCCTGAGAATGTTTTGTTTAGTAATGCCTGTATTTCTTCAAATGACTTGGTGGCCATCTCAGCCTGGGTAAGTCCTAGGTTGTATTTTCTAAGGCCTCTGAGGTTGCCTACGTAAGCCTGTGAAAGATCACTAACTGTTGTAGATAAATCTACCCCAGCCCCAGCCGAGGCGTTAAGTGCGGTTGTAAGCAATTCTTTAGACTTAGTGTATGACTGTGTAACCTGCAATAACTTAGCCATCGCAGGGCGAAGCAAGTCATCGGCTACGTGGAATGTTCTTTCAAGTCCCTGCACGAAGTTCTCTACATTAGTTGATTCATAGGCTAAGCCTAAGTTCTCCACGGTTCTAGTTAACTTCTGTGCTGCTAAGTCATCCTCAGCAAAAGCTTTCAAAGATTGTGAAGCGTAACGGAAAGCCTTTTGTGCGCCAGCCAAGCCAACATAAGCCTTAGCAAGTGATTTAACTCCAGCCTGAAGTCCTAGAACATCCTTGTTGGCTTTGTTAAAGGCTGGTTTGCCTTTGTATTCCGCACCAATACCAACTACGAGATCAACTCTGGCCATTATGCAACCCGCCTATTCTTAAAATTCTTTGCTGCGTTTTCTAATGCTTTAATGACTGCCGCAGTCGCTTTGCCTTGATCTTTATTCCATGCAGCAAACATGGCACGACCTTCTAATCTACCTTTGCCTACCATCGGCCCTAAAGCCTGAGCAAAGTTTGGTCTGCTTGATTTCTTATTGCCAGGTGCGCGAACACCGGCACGCTCATAGATAGCACCAATAGCAGATTTGTTATGAATAGAAGCTGCGTAAGAAAACCCACGATAATTAGGTTTGGTTGGTGTAGTTCTAAAACTGATGCCACGCTTAGCAATTTTTGAATCCCATGTTGGAAATCTTGCTTCGCTCATGGCTCTAGGCCGCCAACCTGATAATGGGCTAACGGCTGGAACTAAATTGCGAGCCTCTTTTACTATTGGCTTTAATGCGGCAGCCATTTCCTTTTGAGTTTCTTTGGCTAGATCAGGTTCAAAGTTACGCAGGGCGTAGCGCAGTTCTTTAGCGCCTTTTACCTGCGTTGCCATCCTTCATCTCCTTTGCCCTATCTTTCATAGCCATCAAATAAGTCTTGAACATTCGCACATCCATATCTATAAAGGATTGTGCAGGAATTCCCGTCTCTAGGCTCATTCGTGCAATGAGGTAGTGAAGGGAATCCCTAGTTAGTCCAAAGGGTCATCATCAAGAACTTCCACCTTGACGAGTGAATCAAGAAAATCTGGAGAAGTAAAAGGTTTTACAGTTTCACCTGACCTGCGTAGACATTCCCACGCAATCCAGTAGATGTGAGATTGCAAACCTAGTTCTTGAAAGGCCTTATGCAAGCCCATCTTCGCATACGTTTCAAAAGCCACTTCAATTGCTGGAGTGATTGTATGAATCGTCTCGCTTCCATCCGTTCTTACTACCTTTAGTCTTGCCATTTTTTTAGCCCTTTTCTTTTAGTTGTTTAGAATGTGCCTGATGTTGCAACAACGGTTGTGCTGTTACAAGTAAAAGTCAAATCCATAGTCGCTTCATCGGCTGGAGTTCCGTTTATGTCGGTCAAATTGTCAATTAGAATCGTACCGGTATACA